TCTACCTGGTCGTTTGCACGACTGATTGCTCTTCTATTATCTATATAAACAACCTGACCGCTGTTTGGTTCAATTTCAGGTTTTGCATAACCACTAGTAAATCTCATACCGAGATCATATTCTGTATTATTAATAGTTCTAGAAGAAGAGTTTGGAACTGTGGGAAAATTAACATCTGGTTGACCAGATGCACCTGATGTTGCCCCACTAATTACGTTAGAACCATCAAATTCATTTTGTGTACCAGTGACTTCAGGGAAAATGCCGTCAACTGAGTTTTGATAATACTTCAACACTTTAGTTGTAGCATTCCATGAAATCACTCTTGCACGAGCAGTAACGTTCGTACCACCGACAGTTCTCGTTTGTGTAATAATTTCATCAGGAACATAATTACCTTGAAATGTAGGTGAAAAAATAACTGCTTTTGTAGCAGAAACTGTAAGATCTGCTAAAAGTTCAGAAGTACCATATTTCAAAGGATTTGTTACTAATCCAATACGGCGATAATCGTTATCAATAGGAAAATCACCTGCACCCTCATTATAAGAGAGTTTAGCATTAACCATTACTCTAAAACTACCAAGTTCAATTCCAGAATCAAATCCATGACCATCAGGAGGAGGAATGATAACATCAACTTCTCCACTAGTTCCAGTTCCAATACCTGTAATAGAACTAATACTAATTTGACCAAATGTATATCCTGTACCACCAGAGGTTACTGTAGCGGAAGTAATTTTACCACCGTCAACAACGATAGAAACACGACCACCAGTGCCATCACCATTAATGGCAACATTGTCATATGTGCCATTATTATAACCAGATCCAGCAGCATTAATAACAACGGTATCAATCTCACCAGCAACAGCGTTTGTCTTTACCGATGTATTGGTAAAGACGGGCATATAATCATTAGAGAAAAACTTAAGGACCGAAGCAACAGGAATGGTATACATATATTTCCAACGATACCCATCACCAGTAGTAATAATTGAAGTAGAAGTACCAGTTGGTTCAATGGTAGATGGTTTACCATTGGGATCAGATGGAGATGTACCGTTGAAAATGCACTTGTAAACTTGATATTGTGAATTTACAACATAAAAGTCTGCATCATATAATTTAGTTGCACCAGAAGCAGCAGTCTTACTTGGAGAATAGTCATGACGATACATATCATAGGTAAAACCAAGTCCACCAGTGGTATCTTCTGGTGAAGTCCAGTCAATACGACGAACAACTTGAACAGTATCTGCGGCAAGAACTCTCTTTAGAGAGATCATGTCGTCAAAAGAGTTTGAAAACTCTGAAAAAGAATCTACTGCTTGAGGGGGAGAATTTTCATTATCCCAGGACTGAGGTCTTCCAATAAAAACATAGAGTCTATCTCTATTAGATCCTGCCGCAGAATCACTCTGAGTTGCGTCAGGACCCTCAAGTGCTTTAATGAATTTTCTCGCAGAAAAAATTCTAAATTGATCAGTAAGTAGGGCTGCCATCTCTTAGGTACTATTGTCCTCTTGTTTATTTATGTTGATTATGAACGAACTGTTGTTAGATAATCAATGCTCTTGATTCTATATGATGCTCCACCATTTCCATTTAATTTTTCTCCACCCAAAACAGCATATCCAAAAACACCAGATCCTGTTGAATCGGATTGTGCGTTTGTAAATGTTATTGTTGGGTGCAGATTCTGAGTATTATCAACCGACTGAACATATCCATATCCACCATTAGTGATGGTAATGGATTCTACTTGGTCACCTGCTGATGTCATATTAACAGTTCCTGTCGCTCGAATGTCTGCAATATTTTCAAATGCGACTGTAGGTGTTCCCGAATAGTTTGTTCCAGCATTCTGAATATAAACATCCACAATTGTACTATTTTCAGAGAATTGATACAAATATCCAGATTCGCCAATATTGACGTTGCCAGTATTATATCTAACAATATCCTTAACCTGAAGTATTTTATTCGTAGAGTCCCAAGAAACAACCGTCGCTTTTACTCCCGAAATATCACCAGTTACAACTTCATTAACACTAAAGTTTTGTCCGTTTCCATCATCACCATCCAATACAATATTCAATGTGGATACATGATCTGTCCCTTCGCTAAGTCCACCTGCAGCCGAAATATTTGCATATTTAAATGGCACACTAGCGTCTTTAACACTGTCACCAACCGCCAATAATGTTGTATTAGTTCCACCCTGCGTTGCTTCAATACCATAGAGAGAGTTGTAAATACCACCGTCAAGACTAATTTGGTTTGCAAAATCAGTCCCAGTATTTACAAGATCAGGAATGCCATCACCCTCACCGTTATTTTCATCATTGTCTTCAAAAGTTCTATCTGCTAAAGTTGCAATAGGAACTGTTAAAGTTGTAATCGTAGATCCTTCTTCAGTAAGGATTACATGTGGATTTTCTCCAAATCCACTGGCATTAGCAACACCAGCATCAAATTGAACGGTAGCATCTTCTGTAGATGGAATACCCGCATCAATAAATGCCAGTTCATCGATCTCAAATGTGAGTAACAATTCTCTAGTATTTGGATTCCAATCATACACTTTCGCAATTTTATTATTTGCATTCTCAACCCTACGAATTACCCTATCACCAATATTAAATTTGTATGTTGAGACCCCATCGTCATCATTTTGACCAGCATCCAAAATTACACGCTGATCATAATTGAAATTTACCCCACGAGTAAGACCAGCAAATTTTTCATTAGTTTTTGAAGTATATGCAATTGTTTCATACCCCAAAATAAACTCACCAGAACCAGGAAATGCTGCAGTGCTTTTTACAAAAATTGCGGTATCTGCTGCTCCAACATCATAAGTTAATCCAGTTAAATAAATGTTGGACGCATTATTTGCCTGACGAGCTCTGGTTTTACGTTTGAGGTTTACCAATCGTTGAAAAATAACAGATGGTGCAGAAGTATATCCCTTTCCAGGTTCTGTAACTGTAATACTTGTTATTTGTCCCTGATCAATTTCTGCTACAGCTTTAGCACCAGTGCCACCGCCACCATTAAGAAGAATATACGGTGCTTCTTGATAAAATTCACCACCATCTCCAATGCTAACTGATGTTACTTTACCAGTTAAATCGACCTCCGCTGCACCTTTAGCATCTTGTCCACCACCACCTTCAAAGATGACAGTTGGAGCACTAGCATAACTTCTACCCTGATTCAATAAAGTCAATCCAGTAACAGTTTGGACTGTTGGAGTCACAGTTGCACCAGATCCTTCGCCACCTAAAATTTTTGCCTTTGCAGTTCCATAATAATTATCACCATTTTTCGTCATTCTAATGTAGGAGACTTCTCCATCATCATTAAGAACAACTTCTCCAGCAGCACCGTCAGGAAAATCTTGAGTAACTTCAGGAACATCACCACCTTCAAAAATAGGTGTACCATAAAATTTACGTCCAATGACATATGGATAAACGGGATTACCACTGCCATCTTCTGTCATAAAATATGCATATGTACCATTTGGATAATCTGGTGTTACAGCAAACTTTCCATTAAATTCGTCAAGTGTACCAACACTAGAGTCATAGATATAATCTTGAACCAAATCTCCAAGAAGATATCCACTCTGAACTGTTCTCA